GACCGCCGCCCGCAGGGTGGCGTCGACCGCCCCCGACGCGAAGCTCTGGGCGAACTTGGCCACGAAATGCCATTTCACCAGCGCCGGGTAGTCGGTTTCGGCGCAGAAGGTGGTCACCGTGACCGGCTTGTTCTCCGGGTTGACCTCGAAATGGAGGCCGAAGCAGCGGAGGTTCACCCCGTTCACTTCGACGTAGCCGTCGTTGAGGATGACCGGGTTGCCCGGCGGCGGGGTCGGGTCGCCGGCGGCCATCGGCTGCACCTCGAGGGTGTCGGTGTCGGACATCTAGCCTCCTGTCGGTTTGGTCCACGGGTAGCGGTCGATCGAGGTCTGCACCTCGGTGTTCAGGGCGTCGACCAGTTCCTGCTCGTGGGCGACGACGGCCGGGTACACGTAGCGGCCCTCGGCCACATAGGGCCGGCCGCGGGTGCCGCCGAACTCGACCCAGCCGCCGTAGTCGACGCCGGCGACCACGGCCAGGCCCTGGGCGGTGTGCCTGGCGCCGATCGACGCGGCCAGGGCGCCGGAGACGACGGGGACGACCTGGGCGGCCTGGGCGACGAGCCGGTCGGCTAGGGGGCCGACGTCGCGGTACACCTGCGGCTCGAACTGTTTCGCCCAGTCGGCCAGGTCGGCGGCCGCCTGGGCGGCGTTGGTGGAGACGATGTCGGACATCAGTTCTCCGCCAGGGTGGTGTAGACGAGGCGCGACCCCAGGTAGGTGATCCCGCCGACCACGAACCCTCTGGCCTCCGACCACGACTCGACGCCCAGGTCGGGCAGGCCGGCCATCCGGGTCAGGGTGTAGCTGGTCAGCTGGTCCAAGGTGTCCATGCCCGCCCCCGGCTCGAACCGGGCGGCCAGCATGAGCACCACGCCGGCCACCGCGAAGATGCACGGGGTGCGATCCCCGCGGCCGGACACCGGGAGCAGCATCAGCGCCGGCGGCTGGATCGAGTCGACAAACCCGGGGTACACCGACGGGTCGGTGGCCGCCACCGGGGCCAGGGCGGCGGCCAGTTTGGGGCGGATGTCGACCAGGTTCATGCCACCCCCCACGGTCCGAGCGTGGCCGTGGTCGGGTCCCACCCGGCGCCCTTCAGCGGCAGCAGGTTGGCGGCGTGCCGGGAGAACCCGTCCTTGGGGGTGTACAGCCCGGTCTGTTCCATGCCCAGCACCCCGAAGGGGGTGTCGTTGGCTTTCACCCATTCCTGGGCCCGGTTGACGTTGGTGCGGATCACCAGCTCTGACACCGGGCTGGCCAGCGGGCCGTCGAGTTCGTGGTCGATCTCGTCGGCCGCGGCCGCCAGGCACTCGGTGAACAGCGGGGTGTTGGCGGCGGTCAACTGCACGCGCATGGCGTCGGCCAGCTGCTGGGTGGTGGCGTAGGCCAACTAGTCCTCCGGTCCGCCCTCGGCCGGTTCGGGCGGTTCGATCTCCTCCTCCTCGCCGGGCATGAGCGAGGCGACCAGACCCATGGCCTCGGTCATGGTGGCCACCGCCCCTTCCGGGTCGCCCGGCTCGTCCTGCTCGGCGATGAACTCGGACATGGCGGCCAGGATCTCGCCGAGGGTGCCGATGTCTTCGGTGTCGAGCCGCTGTTCGACCGGGCCGACAGCCGGCCACGGGGCCGGCTGCTCGATGCCCATGCCGTGCTCTCTCACACCAGGCCCCGGCCGAGGAAGTCCTTGTCCCCGGCCGTCACGTTGCGGCCCAGGAAGTCGGTGGCGTTGGACGTGCCCGGCACCACGTTGGTCAGGTTGCGGGCCAGGAAGTCCTTGGTCTTGGTGGTGGTGACCAGCTGCTCGACGCCGCCGTCCTGGGCCGCTTCGATGCCCTCGATGAGCTGCGCCTTGGTCATCCCCGCGTTGGCCGGCGACACCCCCAGCCCCTGGGCGTAGGCGAGGAGGTCGTCTTTGGTCATGGCCTCCAGGTCGACCGGGTCGCTCATGGCGTCTTGGTGATCTTGACGATCCCGCCGGAGTCGATGACCAGCGGCGTGAAATATCCCGCATAGGCGACCTGGACGCCGAGCACCGAGGGCTCGACCACCGACAGGGCCCCGACCCGCTGTTCGTACACTTCGGCGGCGGCGGTGGAGAACATCAGGATGCGCAGCGTGCCCACACCGGACGACACGTACAGAGGGATGCCCGACAGGGAGGTGATCAGCCCGGTGCCGAAATCGGCGGCCGACATGCCCTGGGAGATGTTGTTCCACGGCATCACCGGCGGGAACACCGGGGCCAGGATGGCGAGCATGTCCACCCCGGTCACCGCGAACACCCGGCCGGCGCCCTTGGTGGCCGAGTAAATCTTCGCCGCCCCGTCCCACAAGGAGGCCGACACGGCGGCCAGGGTGGCCGCCCCGGTGGGGATGGCCAGGCCGGCGGTGGCGGCGGTATCGAACGCCGACGCGGCCGCCGCCTCGGTCTGGATGGCGTAGATGCCGGCCAGGTCGTTGATGACGGCGTCCATCACCGCGGGCTGGGTGAAATCGATGTTCTGACGGCTGACGTTGACGTACCCGCCGTAGGTGGCGGCGTTGCCGGTGATCTTCGAGATCACCATCTTCTGCGACGCCAACTCCGCCTTCTCAGCCGACTGCAGGGCCACCGTGGTGTGCTGGGTCACCTTGGGCCGCGACCACGTCGACGACGGCATGTTCCGAGGGCCCAGCTGGGTGACCAGACTCCGGTTCGAGTCGATGAAATCGACGACCGGGCCGATGATCGGCGTCGGGATCAGACCGGGGTTGTCGGTGGTGGTCTGATGGGACGCCGCCCGGTGGAAGATCTCCAGGCGTTCGCCGGCCTCCGCTTCGCCCAGCATCGACCGGTACCGGTCCAGGACGTACTCGCCGGCCGAGCGGTACTCGACGGTGGCGGGCAGCCGTCCGGCTTTGCCGTTGACCACCTCGAACGCCCGGGCCAGGTCGGCGGAGCGTTGCGCCGACTCGGCGGCGATCCGGGCGCTTTCCCGCATCGGGACGAGCATCGATTCGATCTCGCCCATGCGGGCCGTGGACCGTTGGAACAGTTCCATTTCCTGTTCCGACAGGTCCCGGTTGGCGGCCTGGGCGGCCTCGATCAACTGGTCTTGGAACAGGCGCTTGCTGTCCAGCTCGCCCTGGAGACGGGCGAGCATGGCGTCGTTCGATCCTGACAACGTGGCCTCCTGTGGGCGCGGAATGGATGGTCCGCAGCGCTGAGGCTCGTTTCGGCCGCCGGGTGCTCCCCGATGACGGCCGGCAGGATCAGACGGCTACTGCGACAGAGAGTAGTGACTCTCCAGGCGGCTGAGAAGGATGGCGTCCAGGTTGGGGGTGGCGGTGCGCTCGCCGGGTGCCACGGCGGTGGGTTGGGGGGCGGAGCGCACCGCCAGAACCTTGGCGCCCTTGTAGGCCGGGTTGAACACCAGGGCGATGTGATCGAGGAACGCTTTGGTGATCCGCCGGCGGTTGTTGCCGTCCCAGGCGGTGTGCTCGGGCAGGGCGCCGAAACCGACCGACCCGTCGAGCATGCCGTCGGCGGCGTCGTCGAGGACCTGGTCGCCGGCGTCGCCCCGGCGGATCAGCAACTCGGAGCGGAGCCCGGCCGGGTCATCGGGCGCCAGCCGCTTGACCCTGCCGAGCACCCGGGAAGGGTCGTGCTCGCCCAGCACGGCGATCCGGTCGGTGCGGTTCTGGATGTTGCCGAACGCCCCGGGGGCGAACGACTCGTGGATCAACCGGCCCTGGTACTCGACGTCGGCCCACTGGTTGTAAGGCACGGCCAGCAGTTCGACCACCCGCTCGGGGAAGCGCACGTCGGAAATGGTGGCGGAACGCAGCTCGATCGGCGCACGGTTCACGGGGCGCTCCCGGGGTCGGTGACGGACATGGACGGCGGCGGCGGGGCGTACAGCGGGATCGGCTCCGACGGGGTCCCCGCCAGGTCGCCGGCGGCCGCCGCCAGTTGCGGAAAGCGCCGCTGGTTGGCCACCTGGGCCGCCGATTGCACTCCCGCAGCGATGTAGATCTGGTCGATCTGGGCCTGCTCGAGGGGGGTGGGGGCCAGGTAGGTGGTTTCGTCCACGTCGATCGCCGTGCCCCGGGGCAGGAGCCAGCCGGACAGGGCGCCCATGACCGCCGCGGCGAAGGGGCCGAGCGCCCCCCGCCAGCGGTACAGGAAGATCCACTCCATGTTCTTGTAGGTCATGGCGTCGCCGCCCGACGGCAGGCCCATCATCACCGGCGGCACGCCGAGCAGCACGGCGATGCGGGCCTCGTTCCACTGGGACAGCTCGACCAGCGCCATCTTCTCCGGGTCGATGGCGATGGTCTGGAAGTCGACGCCGCCGGAGAGCACGGCGGGCAGGCCGAGGGCGTTGGTACGCGCCGTCACCCACTGGGCTTGCAGCTTGGCCGCCTGGTCGGCGTCCAGGCGGCCGGGGTGTTTCAGCACGCTGGTCGGCACCCCGCCGTTGGAGGCCATCTGCGACGCGTAGCGGGCCAGGGCGGCGGCAGCCACCAGGCGGGGTCCGGCCATCTCCAGGGGGCCGATGCCGTGGGCGAAACCGACCCGCGACGAGTAGCGGACATGCAGGATGTCGGCGGTGACGTCGTCGCCGCCGATCTCGTAGCGGCGCCGGCCGCCCACCATCTCGGCGTTGACGGCGTAGGGGGGCACGACGTGGAAGCGGGCCGGCCAGCCCGTCGAGTAGCGGGCGGTGGCGATCACATACGCCTCGCCGGCCCCCTGGTAGTCCCAGAACAGCTGTTTGGCGAACTCCTCCCACGACACGTACACGTCGGGGTCGGGGTTGCGCAGCCAGTCGGAGTCGAGCGACGGGGCGGCGCCCACCAGGTAGGGCGGCATGGTCGACAGGATCGAGGCGTTCGAGTCGAGGCACGCCCACGCCGTGTCGGTCAGCATGGCCGACAGACCCCACCAGTTGGGCACGTCCCACGACTGCGGCCACCCCGACCACGGCTGCACCGGCGGGACGCTCAGCGGAGGTCCGAACGCCGGTCCCCCCGGCACCAGCTCGACGCCGTCGGGGTCCCCCGGGTTGAACCCGGGGCCGACCGTGCCGCGACCTTCGACGACCAGGCCGGACGGGGTCACCGACTGCACAGTGCGTACTATGCCACCCGCCCCGATCAAATGCTATGACGGTCGTTACCGCTCAGTAGATCGCCGGTTCCGCCAGCTCGGCCGTCGTCGCCGTCCACCACGCCATGCGCGCCGCGGCGCAGCCGTCGGCGGCACCGTCGCCCGCCACCAGCCGCAGGCCGCCCGAGGCGGTCGTCCGGGCCACGGTGGCGGACACGTGGGCGGCTAGCAGCGGGTCGTGATCGTGCGCGACCCGGCGTTCGATGATCGCCCGCCGCCATTCCGTCGAAGAGGCGACCTCGGCTTTGGCATCCCAGCACTCGACCGGCGCCCCCTGGTCGAACAGCCGGCCGTACAGGCGGGTCCGGGTCTGGGGTGGGAACACGATCCGGCGGACGTGCCACCGCTCGCACGCCGCCTCGATCACGCCGGCCAGGTCGTCGTCGGTGGCCACGTCCGCCGCCCACGCCAGGGCGACGGTGCCCTCCGCCGTCGCCACCACCACCGTCTGAGACGTCCCCCAGGTGCCCGCCAGGGCGACGGTGACCTCGGCGCCGGGGTCCGGGGCGTCGACGTGCTCGCAGGCGTCCCACGCCCCCTCGGGCAGCCACGACGCCACCGTGACCCGCACCCACTGACCGAGCCGGTAGCAGCGGAACTCGGCCTCCGACACGATCGGCAGCTCGGCGGCCAGCACGTCGTCGTGCAACAGGCCGGCGCCGATCGCCGGGTTCGCCTTCCGCCACGCCGCCCGGTCATCGAGCGCGCAGCCGGCCGGGGCGGCGAACTCCACCCAGCGCACCGCCGCCCCCGACGCCGCCCGCTCCCTGAGCATGAACAGGGCCGAACTTTCGGCGCCGGGCGCCGGGGTGCCGATCGCCAACACGAGGGACTGGGGGCGTTTCCCGGCGCCCTGCAGGATGGCTGCGTAAACCTCGGGGGTGACCGTCTGGGCCTCGTCGATCAACGCCACCGTCGGGTTCAGGCCTTGCAGGCGTTCCACGTCGGCGGAGAGCGGCAACAGCTCGCCGTTGTTCCACGGCGACCACATCCGCCGATCCGAGCTGCCCATGTACGTGACCACCCGGGCCGCCAACTCCGGCGACGAATCCACCATCGACCGCATAGGCCGGAACAGCGTCCGCTGCGCCTGGATCCCGTTGAACGCCACCAGCGGCACCTGCGGCGAATCCGGCGGATCGCACAACGCCCACAGACCGATCGCCGCCCACAGGGTGGACTTGCCGCCGCCCCGGGGTATCTGCCAGCCGGCGATGCGCGCACCGCCGGCCAACACCTCCTCAAGCCCGTCTTTCTGGTAGCGGGCCAGGCGGAGCAGCTGGCCGGCGTTGTGCCCCGACGGCACCCGGCAGAAGGTCTCCACGAAACGGATAGCCCGGGCCGCCCGGGACCTGGTCTTCCACGCCCGCCAAGGCGGTTTGCTAGTGACAACCCGGCGGACCTTGGCCGTCTGGGCCCGACCGACCCCGGGATCCAACGCCATCAGCGGACAAACGGCGCTAACACACCAGACGGGCCGAGCGAGGCAGAATGCGGGCGAGGACCTCGCACGTGC